GTTGCTCTTTTATAAAATTATTATCTATAATTTTTTTATTATTTTCCGAAATCTTTTCAAAATCGCTTCGTAATTGCCTTAAAGTTGTCTCGTCACTTTCTGATGGTTTTGGTAAATCTAAGATAGGAAGTATGTCTATACTCTCTAATTTATTTTCTTCTAACCATTTTATAATAACATCAGACCTAGAGTTTAAGGTATTAAGTTCTATTGAGACTTGTCTTGATGCTTCTTTGAATATATCAAAGAACTCTACATATTCTTCTAGCTTTAACAAATCAATGAGAAACTTTTTTCTGTTTGTATCTGTTGCAGTTAGGAACTGTAATGATGTGTTTGTATTCTGATAAACAAGCTGTGTGAAAGTCTTAAAGTCTAGCCCAAGTAAGTCTTGTACTGTCTTATAAGTATTCGTAGCAGTATGAGAGGAAATATCCTCTCCATTTTTATACAGTTTACATTTTATAGATGCCTTACGAAATACATCAATCTCATAATCATCTTCATCCACCTGAAAGGTTAGATTAATAGAATAGCCATTATTGACAAATCTATTTTGTATCTCTTGCTTTTTTATCCCTTTACTATTCTTATTGAATAGGACTTCCTCGATAATAAGCGGAATGGAAGACTTGCCCATTCCGTTTGTACCAACAAGTTGGGTGAGGTTGCTGTCATTAAGGTCAAGAGTATTATTTTGCCCATAGCTGAAACAGTTATCCCAGCGTAGCTTCTTTAGAATAATCATTAAATACTCCCATAATTGATTTAATTTTATCATCAGTTAAATTCAGTATAGCACTTAAGTACTCTACTAGTTCTTCTTCCATTGACATCTCTTTGAGATTAAGTGTAGCTTCAGTACTTCGTTTTACTACTTTCTTATCAAGCAGCTCAGAGTTTTTGATGTTTGCTAAGTCAGCTACATCACCTTCTATCTCATAGATAGTATGGTGAAAATCTGTTGCAATCATTTCACTTTCACTTTCAACTGTCTTTCTTATTAGTTGTGGTAGAGTAAACTCAAACCACTCCCAAGTGTCATACTGTTCGTCAATTAAAAGATAGCCCGTTTTGACCACATCTCTATGAAAAGATGTAGTCATGGGACTGCCTGGATAGATAATATTTCTCTGCGTATTGGAGTGACTATGTAGGTCTCCCGCGTATACTACAGGAAAGTCTTTAAATCTTTCCAAGTCAACCTCTGGAGTAACATGTGGTGGGATTTCTCCTCTTACATGTGTATACAAAGGTTTGTTGATATTACAACTCTCTATGCCACCTTTCTTATGTAGGTTTACATAGGGTAGAATAGTACCGAAATCAAATTCAGTAGTCTCGTCTATAATCTCAACTAAAGGGTTCACATCAGATGTTGCTCTCTTTAGATTGCTAAAGAAAGTTTTATGCTTTTTAGTTGCTTCATGGTTGCCATCATAAATGATGGTACGAACTTTTACATCTTTAACAAAGTCAAAGTATAAAGTAATTTCATCCATTGAAGGAACACGGTCAAATAAGTCTCCACCTATAATATGTAGACTCACATCTTTTTCAAGTTGATGAATCTGTTCAAAGAACAGCTTGTATCTACTACAAGCCCATGCCATAGGTACATTCTTTTGTCCTAGTTTTATATGCCAATCTGCTGTAAATAATATCACGCTACGAAGTCATCTCCTGGCTGCCATGCGCAACCTGTAAGTCCACCAGCTTTTAAAGCCTGTAGTGTTCTTAGTATTTCTTCAGCGTTTCTACCTGTGTCAAGTGCATTGACAGAGTAGTGTTGTATACATTGGTCTGGGTCGATAATAAAAGTAGCTCTGTAAGGAACTCCATTCCTACCATCATAAACTCCTAGGTCACTAGCAAGTTGACCACCCGCGTCACAACACAGAGGATGTTTAACATCTCTAATGATATCATTGCTTTGCTTCCAAGCTAATTTACAAAACTCATTATCAGGACTAAAGCCTAATACATCAGCTTCGCCCAGCAGTTTATCCATATCGGATATTTCTGTTGGGCAAATAAATGTAAAGTCTTTTGGATAAAAATAAACCACTGTCCACATATTTTTTTGTAGTACATCAATATTTACAAGCTCGTTGTCAATATCTACTGCCACAGTTGAAAAATCTGGGAATGTATCTCCTATTGTATAATCCATAATAACTCCTTAACTAATGCTGAATTCTGAGTCTACATCAGAAGGTGCTTCTGCACCAGCTGGTTGTGTTACTCTTTGTAAAAGCTCTAACTGAGCATCTGCTGTAGGTCTAGCTAGTACATCGTCCATTGAACGAATATCTTCTACTGCCTTTTGTTCAGCCTCTGTTAAAGGTCTTGGTTTGCACTTAAGTGCTTGTAGTCTGTACTCGACATTAAATGCCATAGGTCCAGTCTTAACTCTTTGGAAACAAACATCCCACCCAGTCTCAGGGTCGGTTGGGTCGCCTAAATCTTCTGCGGCAACCATGATTTGTTCCATTAGTTTTTTCTTTAGATTGACAACTTTTACCTTGCCATCAGTTGGGTCTATAGCTTGAATAGCGTATGCCCAACCACATTTTAAATCAGGGAAGAAAGACCTTACATGGTCTGTTTCCTTGTTATTAAATGTTTCTGTGTTACGGTCGAAAGCTAGACATTCCATAGGAATATTTTTGCCATTCTCACCTTTAATCCCGTAAACATACCTTGGAAGTATGTCTCCTACTAGTCTGAAGATGTTATCTCCTTCTTTGTAAGTATACTGGTCGATTGAGGACTTTTTCGCTGCCCCCGAAGCTTGATTAAATTTTAATGCCATTTTATGTTCTCCATTTAGCGTTATCTTCAAATAGAAAGTGTACTAGACCATTCTCTACTCGAAGCAATCTGTTGCGATTTACTATGCTTTCACTGACAGGCAAATGTATCAACTCTAGTGTTGTTTGCCCAGTCTGTCTATAATTAAAATAGTTTCGGTATGAGGCTATTGCAATATATTCTGCAGCCTCTTTATTACTATAATTTCGTCTCTCTACTAGTAGTTGCCTTGGATTGACTAGAAAGCTATCTCCTACAAAACTTTTTCCAAAGTATTTATAAGTTTTATCTTTCCTACTTGCAGGTACTCTTTTATAAGTTAATAAATGAACTATAGTAAGTATTGAAGTTGAATCTCCATTGGTCTCACTATTTATCTTTTCCCAATTATATTTTATCATATATTATAACAAATTTTGAAACCCATGTCAAGACATATTTTTCGGAGGTCTTTACAGTGTTGATATTTCATAACCCTGTTTCAGGTAGTAGCCCATGCGCATACTAGCCTGCCGCTTTGCGGTCTTTCCAATTAAGTTAATGTCTACGACTATAGGTTGTTGTTTTCCTTCATAGTCTCTAATTATTCTTCCGATGAGCTGTGTAAGTAACGGCTCGTTATTTACTGGTGTTGCGAGTATCAAACAGCTTAGAATATTTAAAGAAATACCTTCTGAGAATATAGACTGTGTCCCATACAGAACATCTTTGTCCTCAAAAATCTGTGCTATTATATCTGCTCTATCTTCGTGATGGACTTTGCCCGTCACACAAACTGCGTTGCTACCAGTGAGCTCCGCGCAGTTTCTGAGGAAGTCTACTCTATCAGATACCACTAACACTTTGTGACCTTTGGCCGCGTACGATGACGCAGCCATTGCCACAGAATGTTGGTATTCTGGGTTGTATGCTAACTCATTAATTCTATTTGCCCAAGGTATACTATTTCCGTCCATGAACCTAATTGCTATCGGTAAGATATGCACTTTAGGCATCATAAAGTTTTCCTTTGGGGGTTTTAAAACATTATTTCCAAAGTAATCACGAAAAACTACATGTCTCCCATCTTTTCTTTGTAATGTTCCAGTCAGTCCAATCTTATGTTTAGCACAATTTTTATCTACTATTCTAGAAAATGTCTTACTACTAACATGATGCATTTCGTCAAGTATTAGAGTGCCAAACTCTTGTCTAATCTCTGGTATCTTTCTATACAGGCTTTGTATATTCCCGACAACGATTGGACTGTTTAATTCAAATTTACCACTACCTATAATTCCAGGTGTGATGTTAAAAACTTTCTTTACTTCATCTTCCCACTGCTTTCTTAAAGCTAAAGTGTGAGTTATGACTAGGGTTTTCTGACCTAGTTTTTCAGCTATTGCAAGACCTGTAAATGTCTTACCCCAACTTACCCAAGCGTTAATTATGCCGCCATCTCCAATCTCGTCATATACAGACTGTTGGCTTGGTCTTAATGTCAAACTAAACTTGGGGAAGTTTACTGGTTTATCCACTCTTTTATCTACTACTTCGTGGTCTGCAGGGATTAGGTCTATTCTGCCCACTGGAATTGCTACTAGTCCCTGTCTTATCATTGCCATATTTTTTATAATGAGTGGTGGGTCACTGAACTTAAACGAGGGTATGGCATACGTTAGTTCATCATCAATTTTTTTCTGTTGTGCAGGTAATACCTCTAAATATATTCTGTCACTTATAACTGCTTTCATATTTTTCTCCATGAATCCCTTTTCTTTTCTTCACTAGTATCATATAGAATCCAAGGAATACCATCTCTATACAGTAGTCCTGCCCAAGATTCAGAAGCAGCTAAAGGTCTTTCTAATGTAAAGGGAAAGGGACAACCTTTTACCCACATTACACTTGCTATATTTTTCTTTTCAACTCTTAGTATTTTATGATACTTTAGACTTGCTTTAGTTGTTTTTACTTTTCTAAAGAAACGCCCTTCAGTATCTATATAGTATTTGCCTTGATGGTCAATTAATCCTTTTATATCTTTAATCATTGATTTTAAAGGATATATACTATTCATAGGACTCTGTAGCCTTCTTAATCCAAGAGTCTCTCCCTTCATATTAGTATCATCTAATACTTGGTTTTCCACCCATAAAATACCATCTACAGACAATACTTCATCTGTATGCACAGTAAATATAGGGAATTTTATTTTATCATATATCATACTTGGATTCAAACTTACCAAAAGAGTAGTCATCACCAATATCAAAATCACAACCTACAGGAGTTCCTGGGATACTAAATCCTCTATCTTGTTGAATATACTTCTGTAGTTTTTCTGAGTATATTTCTACTTCATTTTCAGGTACTTCTGCTAAGATTGAATCATGTACTAAAGCAAATATTCTTGACTTCATGCCAGTTGTTTTAATATCTTCATTCATGTCTATTGCACCTAACAGGTTTATATCAGAAGCTACAGACTGAACTAAGAAGTTCATACCTGACCTAACTTCATGACTCTGTATTCCTTGATTATCAGATTTAACATTTGGTAATCTTCTCTTTCTACCTG